CCCCCCGTTCTGCTCTATCCGAGCCAGCGCCCATGCATAACTACTAACATCCTTAAACACCTCTTCCTGCTCTTCAACTATCAACTGTTTTTTAAAGTAATCAGCGAGTTGAAAACAATAGTCTACGTCCATACAGCCGTACGGAAACATAATTTCTAGAGGTATCATGTCATAGGTTAGCTCTGATTTTTTTAACTTTTTTTCCTTGCAAAGTTGTGTCTTAAATTCTTCTAGTGGCCTGTCGTAGTCACCAGCATCATCTAACAGAGTGGCCGCACAGAACTTTAATGAATGGGATTCTCTGTCTTCTAATGTCAAAAAGGAAGCTATCAATACGTCGAATACGTTATGCTTTGGCAGTTGTATTCCATATTTATGGCAAAGATGTTTGAAGTCGAAGTATCCATTAGCAACTATTTTTTCTCTAGAATCATCTTCAACTAGGTATTTTATTCCACTAATAATTTCATCCCATTCTTCTGTACTCCAATTACCACCGTAGTCAGGAGTCTGTATGAACGCTCCAAAATCTTTTTTATGGGATAACTGGATTGATAAAACTTTTCCGGTGTTAAACTGCAATGAAGTAGTTTCAATATCTATAGAAAAACTAAACACATTTTCAACATAAAATTTATACATTGATCGAAATTTTTCTATAGTGTCAATAAGCACGTACTTCTTTTCAGCTTTTTCTTTAACAATTATCTGCGGATACTCCATTTCTTGCTTGACTAATTTAAGGCTGTTAGTTATCACCGTTTGCATGTCAGGCTTGTACGCCAGCATACTATACGGCGGCGAAACTACAGCCTTGCATTTGTACTTATCGCAATAGATAACCTTACCATAAAACTTACTTGCTCCTTTATTTCCAGTCATAACTTCGTAAGCTTTGGCGGTAGGAATTAATAGGACGCTCGGAGCGTTAACTTCTATAAACTCGATTATCTCTGCCTCTTTGTTTTTAAAATCCTGTGCTTTTGGTTCTTTAACATCGGATAAAGTCAGCACTGAAACTTCCTCGAACGATATGCCGAGAGCCTTAAGCTCTACAACTAACTTGGTTATACCGTCTGGGGTTATCATCCCTCTTTCTATCCATGAAGCATGCTGCGGTGAATCGTATACTACTACTAATTTTGTATTGGTTGCTACCCTTGGCTTAATTCCCATAATCAGCTCCTACCTCCAATTGTCACCAACCTCCTTGTGGTATTCTATCATAGTGCTGGACGAAAAAGCCCACGCCGCTATTTCTTCTTTGTTTCCAATTTTTGAATGTGGTACGCCTTCGAGGACTACTTGACGTATGTGCTTGTATTCGTGCCCTACACTCTGGACTACGTGATTAACAGGTCTAGCAGCGGCTACTTCGATCTTGTATTCTTCTCCGTTGTAAAGAAGCCGCGCCGTCACATACTTATTAAGGATGGATTTAACCGGGGGATATTCTGTGTGAATCTTTGTATTTGCTACTGGATACTTGTCTCTGAGCCACGCTAGAAACTTATCTGCTGCCCTTGCTTTTTCAGCTATTGTTAGATCGTGCATAATCCTCCTGTAGGTAGAACATGCATGTTCTACCTTACCAGTACACATTCTGACATTTCCCTTTCTCTATAAAGTTACACCTATGCATAGAACACCGTGAACCTAACTCAGGTTTTCTGTCAGGTAAGCATAAAGGTACGCTTGCTTTGACTTTGTTTTCGATAGCCCAACTTATTTCATCCTTACTTAAGTCTCCTAGGTCTTTTCCCTCAGGAACTCTTGAAGTGTTGGTTGAATAAACTGGGAGCCAATTACTAATCATACTGCATATTTCTTGTTCTGCTTTTATTCCAGCTTTGTCGTTATCAGCAAACATCACTACGTAATCTACATTCAAAGCCAAGACCATCCTAAGCTTGGTCCGAGACCAGTTGTTTGCTCCAAAGAAGCAAAGCGTAGGAAACCCATGCCCGACCCCATTTACAGAATGAAAAATCCCTTCGCCTAATATCACATAGTTAGGCTTCATTTCCTTAACTATGTCATACGGGTAAAGCCAATCTACCCCGCAACTACTCCCCTTATTACGTAGATACTTAGGCTTCATATCATCTTTTAAAGCCCGTGCATCCACCCCAATAAGCTCGCCTCCTAAGTAAATAGGAAACACTATTCGGTTATCGTACCAGCCTCTGTTGCAGCGTATAGCTCCTAGTTTTCTGTAGGTGTCTATTGAAATTCCTCTGAACCCATCTTCATCCCAAGGGTCTCCCGGAGGTATCAGCACCTGCCTTGCTTCGCTAAGAGGAACGTCGAACGTATGCTCTATTTGCTTTATCTTAGCTCGTATAGCCATAGTCCTAAAGTCAAGTTCCTCTAGTGCCCCTCCAGTTAACCATTGTAGTAGATCGTCACCTTTTAGTGAAAATCCACACGCGAAGCAATGTGAAACTAGCCTGTCAGCGTTAATGTTAAAACTTGGCCTTGCGTCAACCCCGCCTTGATGGTTGGCTGCGTGTGGGCATACTATGGCTATTTCACCGTCCGGCTTTATAACGTAGTGTATTCCTTTAGCCTCAATTAGTTCTATAATTTCCACACGCCCTCCTTTCTATACGTCACACCTTTCGTAGGTGTTCCACAAATGCGCCTACCACATCACGCAGCGTTTCCATTTTCGCAATGAAATCGTCCAGTGAATCAGTTTCAGCCTTATGCAGCCTAATCTTGCTATGGCAATCGGATATTTCCAAAATAGTCATAACTTCTTTCTTACCTTTACGGGTCCAAGGTGCCACACCATGATAAGCCACAACTGCACCAGTAGATGGATGCCCGTGAGGGTTTAACCACTGCCTATTTGAGTACCCGGCTCCTTTATCTTTTGCCACGATTTAACCTCATCACTTCCTGCTTCGTTTTTGGCCACGAATTAACTATTTTAGACGCGGCCTCAAGTTGACGAACAAGCCAACCCGCCTTAAAATTGACTACCATTTCAGCTCCCTCCTTATACCTTTTTAAGCGCAGCTAGCTCCTTCGCCAGATCGGCTACTGTTGCTTTTATAGTGGCGTCTTTTAGTCTTATAGGTATAGCCCCATACCTATCCAAACTAACTTTGTACCTCTCTTTGAACTCTTCTGGTGTAAGGTGAGAGGATAGAATTGTAGACTTGCCCCTTAGCCTGCGCTGGTCTATGAACGCAGAACAGGTAGCCTCAGTGAATCCTGAGTTCGCCTTGTACACAGTTCCAAGCATACTAAGGCAAGCTATATCTGCGGCTTCCATAGCATCTATAAGCGCAGAGTCTTGGAATGTCTTAACTTCCTCCATGAATGTAGTAAGTGGGACCATGCAACATTTCAACTTACTTCTAACCGCCGATTTAAGAATGTTTGAAGCAGCCAGCATAGCTCCGTCTTCGAATTCACTGTAGAAATAAAGCACTCTGCCTAAGCTGGAAAATCCTATAGGATCTTCCAGTATTTGTGAATACAGGTTTAGGTTTTCTCCTGTAGTAGCAGGCAGCTCATTCCTGTCGATATACATAGGCGGTATTCTGGCTATTGTATAATGTATTGCCCTAAGCTTTTCTTCGTGACTGTGTTCTGTCAATTTATATTTCCTCCAATACGCCTCATGGCACCTACTAACTATGCTAGGCAAGTCCAAGGCCACTCTATCCAGTTGGTCGCTTCCGTACAGCTGAAATATACCTTTAAGATATGGTTTCGGTATCGTAAGGTATTTTCTAAATATCATGCTGTCCTTAAGTGTGTAGTTGGCGTTAAGCGGCCTTAGTAAGTTTCTTACTGGAACATTATCCACTATTTTCCCCTAGCAGCTTCCATCTCAGCTTTTGTTCTTCGCTTGCGCTTCTGCTTTTGGTTTACCGGAACGGCCACAGGCTTTTCTTCAACCTTTACAGCTTCAACTTCTTCTTTAGGTGTTCTGGTCTTTTTCGGTCCTTCCTTAGCAGGTGCCTTCTTTTTCTTTCTAATGCTTTTAGGTTCTACGAAATTAGGTATGCCGTACTTAGTCAGATACTTCTGCTCTATAAGCAGGGCTTTAATCTTTTCGTAGTTCTCAGTGTAGGTTTTGCACAATTCTTTCACCTTTATCGCACAGCTATAAACACAAATTAGGGCATTTATCTGGCACTGCCCTCCGTCCTTCTCGCACCATACTATCATTTTGCCTCCAATGGCTCATAAATGCGCTCAAAATTATCTGGATTTCCACCACCTCTCCAGTAGTCATTCCCTCCATCTATAAAAATGGAGCCACAGCTACACGAAACCCAGTCATGTCTATGTACTGAGACTATAATACCTCCGCACTTCAAACACTTTGCTTTATTTTTGTACTTTTTATCTTCTTCCATTTTGTCACCTCCTTGTGGGTAGAACTTGTTCTACTTCTAGAATGCCAGATCTTCAAATTTACAAACATCAAACCTTCTCAACAATTTAAACGGTTTAAGGGCCGGCTCGTTAGGTACTGACTGAAAATTCCTAAAAGCTTTGTATGCCACTGTAGACGTTCCTGCTTCCTTGTCGCCATTTTCCTGTTTGAGGATAAGGCATAGATCGCAGTCCGCAATTATTCCTCCACCCCACCTAATCTTATCTTCTTTTTCGTCTAACTGCACTGGTGTTATAATCCTGCAGTCGTTGTTTCTGGCGAACGTTTTAAGGTCTCTACTTCTAGCCAGAAGGTATTCCCATGATGCTAATGTTTTGTCTCCACCTCCCCTCGGAACTAACGAGATATAGTCTAGTACAAACGTTCGGACATTCTTCATGTCCACCATCATCTGCATGTAAAGGAATAATTTGTCCCAAGACCCAGGCTTGTCTGGTATAAAGAATCTATTTTTCTTAGGGGCAAAATGATCCCAGAACAAAGGCCACCACTTGTCGGCATCTTCATTCTTAGTCTGCTCAATGAAATCTTTCATGTTAGGATTAAAATCACACAAATGACGGACTTCGGCCTCTCGCAGGGCTAGCCGCTGTTCATTTGTTAGCATATTACTGGTTATTAGCCCAACATTAATTTCACTTTTAGATGCAAGTATCCTCATCTTAACTTCTGTCTGACTCATCTCGTAAGAGATGTAACAAGAAGACCCTTCATAATTTTCATGCCCGTAGGTTAGAAACTGTAGAGCTAGTAGCGATTTACCAGCTTTACTAGGAGCACCTACTAATGTTAAACTTTTTTCTGCAAAAGGACCATGCATATCTAGCGAAGTCAGCCCAGACTTTCTGAAATTGTACTGGACGCTCTTACCAGCAAGGCGGACCATATCACCAGAATCTAGGTTATCTCCAGCCCCATGTTGGAACATACTTTCGTACATCTCTTTCATAACAGCCACCGCGTTGTCTTCGTCCCGCTTGTCCACTGAGTCTACTAGCTTTCCAGCGCCGTCTAGTATGCACCTAAACTGATACTGAGTATGTAGTTTTTTAATTAGATCATCCGTGGTGATGCCTGATGTGTCCTTGGCTTTTATGTCTGAAATAAGATCTACGTAGAATCTCTGCTTGTCTGGGTTGGCTACCCTGTTTGTAATCTCCATCTTTAGAACGTCCCACCCAGGAAGTTGATAATGGGTAGTAAAATGAGTGCCTATGATGGTGTATATGTTCTGAAGCTCTTTGTTTCCGAATAGCTCTGTAGGAACTGCCATCAATAATTCTGGAGATTTCGATTCTACTATTTTTTTCAGTATCAGCATCTCTGCTTGTGTATTTACTATTTTTGACATAGTTGCTCCTTACTGGCGTTTTTATGAGTTGTATATTTGATTGTGGAATAAGTTGTAGTTAATTAACAGAATGGAGATGCAAGTGAATCATCAAAATGAAGGCGTATTATACCACAGCAATTGATAAATGTCAAGCTTTATTTTTAACTTTTTTGTGGTCAATACCACTTATTTTCGGGGAATATAAAATTATTTTTCAAAAAGTGAAAATAAAGCTTGACAAAATCGCAAAAGTGTGGTATAATACAATCTTCGAGCCAAAGCGAAGAAGATTGCTAATAGGTTGGTTTTAAGGTTTACTGTTTATAGCCTTTTCTTTTACCTTTACCCTGTGTCTACCCCGCCCGAAGGGCGGGAGGCGTTTTAATGAGAAATTTATCAATCTTAGCTTTATTCTCAAGTGTATCTATCAAGTCTTCACGGTCTTCTATAATACTACAAAGGTCGTAATTCTCTTCTTCAAGGTCTTCTATCTCTTCCCTCAACCTATCATTCTCATTTTCATTAAACTTTGAACGTTCATACTCACAAGTAACGCACATACTTCTAGGGCTTAGCTCATGTACTTCTCTATCGCATTGGTAGCATCGTTTCATTTTACCTCCTTCGGTAGAACATGTTCTACCCTGCCAATAGTTCCTTAGTTATTTTAGCGGCAACCGCTCCGTCGTATAGACCAGCGTAGTTTTCTTTAAGGAACTTCATAACATCTTTAAGTTCCACCTGGCCCTCTCCAGCGTCACGCGTAACTTTTATGTACTTATGCGCAAGGGCTGTCAACTCATCTGTGCTAAGCTGCTTAGGAAGATATCCATTCAGGATAGCTATCTCAGCTTCCCTAGCATCAATATACGATTTAACGTCAGGTAGCCTATCAGAATACCTTATGCACTCGTTAGCATTATTTATAAACTTTTTAACTACGGCCACAAATTCGGCGTCTGAGGGGTTTTTATTTACCTTAGTGGCCTCACCTATTAGCGTGCCTAATAAGTCCTTTCTGAGGCCATCCTTGGCCCTCAGAGCACCTATTCTGTCAGCCCTAACATCGTCTATTAACATTACGCAGCCTCCTTAGGAGGCATACAATTGTCGCATAGGCAATATACCCACCCATCTATGTTTTTAATGCAGTCATATTGTAGCTCTCCACACTTTTCGCAGGTGATGCTACACTTTCCCTCAAAAGCCCCCAAAGCAGTCTCAACGCCATACCCTACTTTATCGGGGTAGGTTACGTAGCACCTAGCCTGCCCGAACTTTTCCTTTATCTGGAAAATTTTAATTTCGTGAGGCCCACCGTTATGTGTGCGTTGCCATTCAAGGCTCTTTAGAAAATCTTCTACGTGCCTGGCCCAGCCTACTCCGCATTCAATTCCGCGCACAGGTTTACCTTCTTTGTCAGTTTCAAAGAGGTGAATATACTTCTGCTCCAATTCATCGTACCAATGTTTTAGCATAGTTGTGCCTCCACTACTGCCCTAGCGCAGTTAATAGCGTCTTTGTGTCTGCCCAGTCTGCTAAGCTCGCCTTTGCGTATCTGCCGTATTAGCATACGCAGGGTATTCCTAGCATGGTGCTCATTCATGTCACCGACAGCGATAACCTCCATATCCTTAGTTACCCACAGTTCTTCGTCCTTGTAGTTGTTGTCTCTAATTGGCATTTTTACCTCCTTGTAGTGTTAGCAATTTCCGTCTTCTTTTATTTCGAATTTAACTTTTCTCTGTTCTCCTACGAAGAACCAGTACTCGGTTTGTTCCAGTCTCCACCTACCAACGGCCTTCTCGACAGACTTGCATCCACAGTTGGGGCAGCAGGCGTATGAATTAGTCCATATAACAGTCCCAAAAGTCCAGTCGCAATTAGTACACCTATGCCCTATCTCGTAGCGCCCATACTCCACTAGTGTTTTCATTTAGACGTACCTCCCGGATATTTAGTATAGTATATAGCTAGGGCTGTCCATGTCCCATTGCCTAGCATTACAGATAGGTTCCCTAAGAATGATAGAGGTTGACACAGCGCAGTGTAGTAGACTATGTTCCATACACCTATTAGTGTGAAGAATGCTTGTGGACCCCAAGATATACCAGCCACCATTTTATCTCTTCTTAACTTGAACACATTAACCCACACTATAATTCCTGCTATGGCGACTAGTATTGCGTTTATTGCGTCTACATTCATTAAGAGCTTACCTCATACTTTAACTTTCTATAGAATTTGTCTCTGTTGTTAGCAAAAATTTCAGCAAGATACCCCTTATCCCTGAAATCTATGACCCAAGGTTTCGGCTTACCATCAACTTTTCTAACAACCCTACCAGTTATTTGCTGTGTATCCTTCAAATTGTTGTTAGGTTTAGTCATTACAACACAATCAGCCGATGGGAAGTCTACCCCTTTGTCCATTTTTTTAGATACAAACACAAAATCAAGCTGGCCAGTTTCAAACAGGTGCTTGACTTCTCTATCTCTTTTAGCTGAAGTTGTGCCTACATAGACTATGGTTCTAGCACCACTCCGAGTCATAACAGTGCTTAGTAGTTTTGCTTGGTCTACTTTAATACATACTACAATTGTTCTTCGTTTTTCTGCTAAACACTTTTTAAGTACGCCGTATATAACGGCCATTCGTTTCGCAGATTTAGCCAACGACGGTAGTATCTTGCTTCCAAAGTCATTAGGAACCTCGGACTCCCAAGCGACTCCTGTATCGACCCACTCAACTGTAGGAATAAGTGCGTTATTATCAACCATTGTAACACATACCGGCGCTATAAGATCTTCCAGGATTCCTGTTGATAGGTTTTTGCTAAAGAAAGTTGCGCTGCACCCTATGCGGTATTTTGTGTCAAGGCGCATCATGACTTCTTTGAAGGTGGCTGCTTTAACAACGTGCGCTTCGTCTATCAGAACGCACCCAAACTTAGAACGCATAGCTGCAAGCAGCGCTGGGTTTCGGTGCAGAAGCTGGAATGTTGTTAAACAAACATCTCCAAACTTGTTTGATTTTGCGTTTAGAATGTCAATTTTTTTGTTGTAGATAAGATTGTAAGCGTCGGCCCAGTTGGCTGCGATATTGACTTGATCCGTCAAGAGGAGCGTCTTATTTCCAAGCTGCCCAGCTACGTAAGACATTACAACGGTCTTACCAGTGCCACACCCCGCGCTCAAGGTTCCTGAGAATCTTTCTCTGACGTGGTTAAGAAGATTGTTGGCAGGTTCTACCTGATAATCTCTGAATTTAAATTCAGGGTTTAAAACAAAAGGAGCAGCGATAGGCTCACCGCTACTCCTGCAATCTACTATCGTGCTCCCCAGCAAACTAGCCACTACTTCTAACTTATGCATACTAGGAGGAAGATAAGCAACTCCATCTTTGTACACGTAGTTATAAAATACTTCACCTGTTCTTGAGACGTAGGAAAACATGTTAAGTATCACACCCTTAAGTGCTTCGTCGTCTGGCAGAACTACTTTGGCCGCATTGCGAACCTCAATTATACTCATAAAGCTCCTTTATAAGATCCCTTCTTCCTTAGTTCTGAGGTAGTCGAATATGGCCGAAGCAAAAGTCTCAGGGTCTATGTAGTCTTCCAATATAGGCCACAACAGCGGTCCACTAAGGCCGTCGTCGCTGGCTATAAAGTCTTCTTTGATGTGGCCCCACCAAGGTTGCTTCTTAGCCCATTTAAGAAGCTCACCGTAGTATTCCCAATCGCTCCAGAATCCTATGGACGATGTTACGCTGTAGTTATTAAGTCTCTGGAATTTTCCTCCCATTTTTTCAATGAGATAGGTTTCTCTTTCCTCTTTAAATTGCATATAGCCTCCTTTGGTGGGTAGAACATGTTCTACCTTCTTTTGTACCCATCAACCTCGTAGAAGATGGCGTTGGTAACATCGCACATAGTAAACTTACCACCGAACACTCCGGCAGTGTCTAGATTAATCCTGTTTTCGCGTATTTCTGGGCCATACTCGTTAGCTGAGTGCCCGTGGATTACCTTCTTACCGAAGTCATGAAATGAGTATAAGAATTCTCCTCTTATCCATGTCATATCTTCTTCAGTTTGCTCTTCTAAAGGAATGCCAGGACGGAGCCCAGCGTGAACAAATAGGTACTCTTCAGTCTCGTACCTATACGGTAGGTCGTTTAGAAATTTGTAGTGCTCTTTAGGGAAGTCCTCTATAAACGGCCTTTTAAGCATGCCTGCATTGTAATCTCCTAGGTAGCTTTTAATTGTTGTGTTACCACCATTGAACAGAAATATGTGGTGGGACAGTCTTCCTTTCAAATATTCTAGTAATAGGTCTTCGTGGTTTCCCCTCAACACTATAGTTTTTGGGAACAACTCTTGTATTTTTATCAGAATATCTATCATCTTTTTACTATCAGGCCCTCTGTCGATGAAGTCTCCTAGGACTATTAGCCTGTCTTCTTTGGTAAGCTTAGCCTTTTGGAGAAGTTGTATGAATTGGTTGTAACACCCGTGTATGTCCGATACTACTAGTAGTCTCTCCATTTTATGCTCCTTTAGCTATTTGCATGGTTATATGCAATAACTGCTGCTTTTATGTCTTGCCATTGTTTTAGAGTTACTATTGTTGAAGCAGCCTTTGTGCCTTTAAGCTCCGGCTTTTGTAGCACGTAAAAGGTAAAGGTAGCCCCTAAATAAGATCTTGGATCTATACCATCCATCTGGCTTGTTCCTACCAGTGGGTTATGCGATACCATTCTCACATTCCCGAAACAGAAATCCTTAGTGTAGCGCAGAGTTCTGGGAGGAGTAGTATCACCAAATTCGTCTTTAAAATGGATCTGCTCTAGCACAGTAACCTTAACCATCTTTCTTTTGTCCTTGTCTATAAGCTCACCCTTAATCTTGATATGTCTCATCGTCATCCTCCTCATATAAGTCAGATAGTTCTTCCTCTATTACAGACTTTTCATTTCTACGATCATAGTCTTTTATAGAATTCATTCTATGCCCAGGTCTTGGAATAGGCACTCTAATTTGTTTGAAAGGAAGTGCCATTATTTATCCTTTACGTATTTTGGGAGACAGTAAACGTCCCTTATCCCATACATATAGTCCAATTTTTGAAACCTATCCCATGTAATCTTAGCGGACTGCTCGCACGCAGCTCTAGTGGTAAACTCTTGAGTAGTTACACTAGCTCCGCCATATACAGACATAACTATAAAAAGAATCCAAGTTCCCATTTAAATATCCTCCTCTATAAGGTCACCTACTAGGCGGCACGTCCTCCACACCTACTAACCACCAGAAATTTTCGTTTGGGTCATATCTTTCAATTAACGCTACTGTTTCTAACCAATAAATAGTATTTTTGAATGTGCGCGGAAACCATAAAAATTTTATCCGTGTCCGCTCTTCCCAATCCAGCGGTTTCCCTAGGTTAAATCTCATTTTCACCCCCAACTGCACTCGCTTTTGTCAAATCTTTCCCTAACAAAAACGCAATGTCTCATGTTATTATCCGCCGTAATCTCTTTGTATATGACTTCAACAATAACCCCCACCATTTTCCCGCGTTTATGCCTTAGCCACATATCAAGACCAAGATCATCACCCCACCCACCCATTACTTTACCGGAGATGGTTCCATCTCCTACAAGCATGGTTCCTAGTGAGCCTTCGTTCTTCGTGCCTTTGGTTCCTTCAAAGCAATCTTCAACTCTAAGATCGGCGGTGTAGAATTCTTTAACTTTTATGTTAGAGTAGCTACGTTTAAACTGGTAAACATCTTCCTTATCTTTTACCATTATACCTTCTTCATTAGCAGCAACAGCTTCCTTGAACATTCTAACAATATCCTCTTTGTTGTATGCCAGCCTAGTCACTGACATTTGTATGCTTGGCAAGGGCCTGTCTAGTCTTTCGAATAACCCTGTCAGCTCAGTCTTCCTATACTTAAGAGGCTTGCATGTGCCATTAGTACCTTGTGTAAGAAAATAGTCATAGTCAATTATATCCCATACCTTGTAGCCCAAGCAGTCACGCATCTCTTTGTCGGGATAGGTTCCTTGTTTGGATTTAGCCATAGACAGCCCCTGAGCAAACTGCCAATTTTTACCGGCGTCGTAGTTCTTTTTTGCAGTTTTGCAGTTAGGGTTGTATTTAATACCTATCGCCTCACCGTCAAGAACAAACTTAGTTCCGGGGCGGAGTTGCATAATCTGAGGAATAAGGTGATCTAGTGTAAGTATTTCAAGACCTTCTCTAGAAAAGAATCGAACAGTCTCTCCGTCGCATATCGCAATTACCCTGAAACCGTCGAACTTAATCTCAACTATAGCCGGATATTTAACTTTATCCCAATGCTGTTCTCCAGATTTAGGCTCAACCATAGGATGGGCCAGCATAACATCAAACACAGGAATTAGATTAGGAAAGGCTTTATTTATAGTGCTGGAGCTTACTCCGGCTTTAAGATCACGTTTGATTACTTTCGCTACCCACTCAGCTGATTCTTTAGTGCATTTAGCTAAGAGGCGTTTAATCATACCTCTAGCCTCTGTTGGGGTAGTTGTGTGCTTGGCTAACAGATCAAGCAGAAGGAAAAGCTCCTGTGATATGTCAGGCTGCACTACGTTGTACGCCACAGGCTCGTCCAACTGCTGAACTCTATACGTCAAGTAAGGATTGTAGGTGTACCAGAGAAGCTTCTTTAGCGTCTCAGTTTCGTTCTTCCTTAATATTTCTTCTTTTCCATTCTTTGAGGCTTCTTTTGCCAGCAAAGATAATGTATTAAATTCTTTCATTATTTCTCCTTGAAGTACTCGTTGTATTGCTCAACTGCTTCTTTTATGGCTGGCCAGAACTCTTGTGGTATAGGGTACTCTACGCGCTTATCCCAATCTGAGATTCCATTAACGTATAGCTCTGCTCCGTTACTACGCTCAATGAAATGGTCTAGAGGGCCTTCCAGTTCCTCGTCATAAGGAGAGTCTATTCCATCAGATACTAAATCTATAACCCCCTTATACGTGGCACAAGAGAACCTACTAATACCGTCACCAAAAGTAGCCCCTATATTAGTTTGCTCCAGCACTGTAACATAGGCCAGGTTTTTGTCATCAGACAGCCTAGCCCTAACCTTTAAATGCTTCATCTATCACCTCTTGTGCCGTAATTAGGATTGATGATTGTGGCTACGCATCTAGGGCAATGCAATACCCGACATACGGTGCAATCATCTTTATTGAAGCTAGTTTCCTTACCGCAGCAAGGGCATTTAATAGTCACTTTACACCTCCTAAAGGTAGAATATGTTCTACTTCTTAAATAAATTTCCGCAGCATTTAAGCTCTGGGCACACCCCGTTTCTGAACTCACATTCCCTAACCATGTACTTGGGTAGGTAAGGGTCTACTAAAGCAACAGCTTCCTTAATAGCTTGCATCACTTCTTGTGTTTCTTTAGATGCTTGTCCGCACAGCCTCTTTCGGGACATATTGATAAGTGCTTCGGCGTTAATTAACATTGAATGATTTATCTTAGTTAGTCGGTTAGCTAACTCACCGCCTCTATCTTCGCGGTTAGTGCCTACAAAATGCTCAACCCCAAATTTATGACGCACGAGATGAACGGAAATGAAGGTCATTATGTTCGTAATAGAACACCAGAACCACTGGGTCCGTATTGGGCTATGCATATTTCGATATATCTTATCTAGAGTCATTTTACTTTCTCTACCCCGCATGGTGGCAGAGCAAGCGGCTCTTAAAATTCGTTCGTCAGTCAACTTTGTAACTGTTACTTCCATGCAACAGCCTCTTCATTTTCTATAGAGGCTCCGCCGTCTTCAAGTTCCCCGGACCAATCAATTTGCGCGCGTATCCATTCCCTAAAATCCTTCGATAAAAACTCTCCCCAACGGTGGGACAGCATCGCTTTGGCCGTAATGTCATTACTGAACTTCCGCAACACAACAGGCAACTCCTCCACCAGTTCATCGAACATAAAATCTCTACTGTTTACGTAGCCGGTTTGTCGTTTGTAGTCAACGTAATCCAACACGCTGAAAGACGGAGGTGACGGGAATCCTACGTGTATTAGTGCTTTGACTTCAACT